AATCTTGTATTATTCCCACTTACAAAAACACTTAATACTCCACTAAATCTTCCCGTACCCGTTACATCTAACTTATATGTATCATTAGTGTTTCCTATTGATAAATTACCTGAAGCGTTAAGACGCATTAACTCCCCATTTGAATTAACCCATCTAAATACACCACTTGCGCTATTGATTTGGTAAGTTGAAGTTGTATTATCTGATAAGTACCAAAAATGTTGTTGAGCACCATTGTCCATTCCTATACCATTAGATACAGAACCTACTCCATCTGTAACAACAAATAACTTAGCACTTGGACTACTCGTTCCTAATCCTAAATTGCCTGTGTTAGTTAAATTCATTTTAACACTCGCACCTGCACCACCATAGTACCAAAGTAAGTTTGTTTCTCCGCTTGAAGTTTCAGGAATTAAAGTCCAAAACTTTCCTGACAAAGACGAGTTGTTTATATATAAAGAACCATTCCCACTTGCAACACTTGTTTGTATTGCACCGCTAACATCTAATTTGTAAGAAGGTGTAGCAGTTCCAATACCAACATTAGTACCATTATCAAAGATCTGACTATTACCTATTGTACTTGCTGAAGTAAACTTAACAACATAGTTTGTTGTTCCAGATACAGATACAGACGTACCGCTTGAACCACTGGTTCCTGTTGTACCTGATGAACCACTCGTAGCACTGGTTCCTGATGTTCCAGAGCTTCCACTAGTACCTGATGAACCAGTTGTACCAGACGTTCCTGTAGTTCCTGAACTACCGCTAGTAGCACTTGTGCCAGAAGTGCCAGAACTACCAGAAGTGCCTGTGGTACCAGATGTACCATCTACACCACTCGTTCCAGCTGTTCCAGAGGAACCACTAGATCCCGAACTACCAGAAGTACCAGAGGTGCCTCCTGTTCCATTAGTTCCACTGCTTCCACTTGATCCACTACTACCACTAGTGCCATCAATGCCACTAGTTCCGCTTGAACCACTTGTTGCACTTGTACCAGAGCTTCCACTCGTACCATCAATTCCTGATGTACCAGAAGTACCATCTATACCTGTTGTTCCAGATGTTCCTGAGCTACCACTGGTTCCTGTAGTTCCAGATGAGCCAGATGAGCCACTTGTAGCGCTAGTGCCACTCGTGCCTGATGTTCCACTGGTGCCCGTAGTTCCTGATGTACCGTGTGATCCATCTCCTCCCGTAGCACCGTCAAGATTCACTTCCCAAGATGAATAAGTGCCTGTACCAGTTTGTCCTGTTACCTGGAAGCTTAAACTACCTGTGCCAGGGTTGTAAGCTGTAATGATTGCCTCGTTATGTTTAAAGGCATCTAGGGAATATGTTATAATAATAGACTGTCCTAGGGAATAAGACAATCCTGTACCTACAGTGATTGTACCTGTTCCACCAGGAGCTTGTAATGTATAAGTTGAAGAAGAAGTTGTAGCATATCTATCACCACTAAGTCCAGATGTACCAGACGTAGCAGATGTTCCTGAGGTGCCACTACTTCCACTGGTGCCAGTTGTACCAGAAGTTCCACTCGTAGAAGATGTACCACTGCTACCACTGCTACCACTAGTGCCTGTACTACCACTCGTACCACTAGATCCAGAATTACCATCTACACCACTTGTGCCTGATGTACCTCCTGTACCACTTGTACCAGCTGTACCAGATGTTCCAGTTGTTCCACTTGAACCACTCGTACCAGATGTACCTTCAATACCAGAAGTGCCAGAAGTACCTGTCGTACCACTGCTTCCACTTGTTGCACTCGTTCCACTCGTTCCACTGCTTCCGCTGCTTCCAGAGCTACCAGATGTACCATTTATTCCACTTGTACCAGTTGTACCACTGCTACCAGAAGTAGCAGATGTACCAGATGTTCCACTGGTCCCTGAGGTACCTGTACTACCACTGGTACCGCTTGTGCCTGTTGTACCACTACTGCCGCTTGTAGCACTTGTACCTGATGTGCCAGAAGTAGCAGACGTACCACTACTTCCAGATGATCCTCCTGTACCAGTAGTTCCAGAGCTCCCTGAAGAACCTGAGCTACCACTAGTCCCCCTGGTTCCTGAACTACCAGACGTACCAGTAGTTCCAGAAGTACCTGACGTACTACTAGAACCACTAGACCCGCTGCTTCCAGACGAGCCTGATGTTCCATTTATACCAGATGTACCACTGGAACCAGTTGTTCCACTGGTACCACTAGTACCAGAACTACCTCCTAGTTTACAAACTCTCTCGTCTATCTTTTGTAGAGCTACAGTGAGCGAGTCACACGTATGTACAGCTGTACATGGGAGATTAGGTCCATCATACTTTACTTCGTTAGAACTAGTTAGTTCAGGGTTACAAGGATCACAGTTTTGTTTAGACATCTATTCTTTACATTAAGGAATGTACATAATGTAGTAACATCCCAGACCAGGCTGGTAGTTATTATGGGCTAATCCGCCTCCTGTAGAACCAACACTAACTGCTACAGAAACTCCTGTAACTGCTGTGTTCGTGCTAGTAGACGAGCTCTTTGTACCATTCATATCCATAAGATCACCATATGCACCAGGCTCATTCTGATCAGCTTCTCCATGGGCATATGAAATTGTATGCAAGTGTCCAGGATCAGTTACAGTTGCTGTAGCTGTGTGAGAGTGAGCAGGAATCTGTGTAGGTGAAAGAGTTACCGTGTTAGAACCAGCAGTTCCTAATAAGGCATAAGCAGGATTACCAGCTACACCAGGATCCACTGCAGGATTGAAAGCTCCTCCACCCATACCTGTTGTAGCACCAACTGGTACACGTCCTCTTTTATCAGGAGTGCCATTGTTACCATTACAGAGATAGATTTTCTCCCAATCAGTTCCAGCAATACCAGCACCTGTACCATCAAACTTACCTGTGAGACTACCGTAGTATTCTACAACAGCATAAGGAACCATACGGTTGAAAAACTTAGTACTAGTTCCAGCGCTAGCTATATAGGCTGCAATCAGAGAGTTAAGATCAGAAAGCTTAACATAGTTTGTACTTACGTTAAGAGCAAGAGCATTTAGAGTAACCTCTACAGCACAAAGCTTTGTAATAACAGCTTGCAGAATCGCATGTGTTCCAGAGGTTGATGTTACACCAGTAAGACAACCTATTGTATAAGGTCCTTCTAATGTATTAAACTTTCCTTCTAAAGTGGTTAGTCTGGTATCAAGCTCACAAACAGCTTTGATAATCGCAGTAACAACATTTGGAAGATCAAGACCTTCACACGCTACAAGATTCTTATTTACAATCTGACAAATGACTTGAGGATTGATAGTTAACACTATACCATTTCCATCAAGAGTGGATGTGAGAAATGTAATCAATGCTTGTTCAACATACGAAAGAGAGTCTCCTGTTTGGATTCCCAAAACAGGAACATCTACACCTGTATATCTTACACATTGATCAGATGTTGTTTCTACACAACCATTATAGCAATTTGAACAAATGTTAGACATTTATTTATATTTTAAAAGTTTTACTCTACTCGCAATCATATTCACTGTGAATGGAGCAGCATAATCGGGGTTACAATACTTGTATGCAAGTATTCTTCTGTAGTTTATGAGGTCCAGCATCACCCCTCCAGGCACAGGCTGGTTCAACATAAACACAACATTATTATACAAATTGTTTGCAAGAGAAGCTAGTTTACAATCTATATCAGCAATTAATACTGGTATACTAGCGCACTCTGGACAATTTGTGAGCCTGGGTGATAACATTTCCTATAAGTTTTCTTCCTTGTTTTACAGCACCATTACATGCTGCACAAAGACCGTTAATCAATTGACATCCACATCCAACCTTAGCTCCACATTTTTTACACATAGCCATATTAGTAGAAATTTATTACGTAGTTGGTTCCAGAGCATCCACAATTGTTCTTTATAAAATTGTTCAGCATCATGTCTGCCTGGGTGTATAATCTTGTTGCTTCAATCTCAGCACAATTGTTAGCAGCGGCAATAGACCCCTGCATGAAGAAGTATATAGAGTTTAAGTCCACCTTTGCTTGTGTCTTAATAGCTCTATCACATTCCATCATATCAAGCTTCATAAACGCGCCATCAAACTTCTCCTGTAACTGTTCAACACGCACAATTGACTTCTCTACGAAGTTCAAGTATGCAGGAGCTACAGAGTATTTTAAACGATAAACCCCATCAGGTAGAGGTTGATCTATACCTGGTGGGGTTATACCTAAGTTTGATGTTGTAAATATGTTAAAGTCGTTAACGCTGAATGGTTTAATAAATGTTCCAAATCCAGGAACAGTAATTTCAATTGTAGCACCAGAAACAACAGGTGGATTAGTTGGATATACAGATGCATCAGCAACTCCAAGTGTTTCTACATTGTACGTAGGAATTACTAATATGTCTAGTTTTAAATCTGCCATGTTGCTTTAAATAAATAAGCCAGAGGATTGAGTAGTATCCTCTCACCTCTGGCTTAGGTTATATAATCTATGTTACTTGCCTACTATTACGGAATCAAGGTTGATGTTGTAGTAGTAGAAGGCCATACAGTGGTTGTAGTAGAAGTGGTCGTTACACACGCACCATTCTGAGCAACAACTGCACCAAGACCTGCCACAAGAACTGCTTCTACAGCGGTTTCCATAGCGCTATCCTTTTGAAGAGCAATGATTACAGTGCTGTCTTCATAGATATAATCGCCCCACTGATAAGCAGACTTGTCGAACTCATTAAACTTGATGTAGTAAGTGGTATATGTAGTACCATCACTCACCCAGCTTTCAAAGTTCTCATTGTAACCGTTCATCCTGTAGAGATGCTTCAAGTAACCAGCTTGGTAGCTGTAGAAGTTTTTCTCTAATTGTGCAATCTCTGCAGAAGTACCAGAAGCGTAAGAAGAACGCTGTACTACAACAGGATCAGCAACAGTGTTACAAGGATCAGCTACAATGAAGTCAGCTGTGGTTGCAGGTCCGCTAAATACGAATGTACGGAACCACATTCTGTCATACTCGAAAGGAAATGCTGCCACATCACAAGGCTGACCATATTTGGTAAGAGGCTTACCAGTGATACGCAAGAAAGCGTTTTGGTCGTTACCAATTCTCTGGAACTGATAGAAGTCAGAGAAAGTGATGTTGTCAGGGTTGTTACCAGGAGCTTGAAGATTGAAGTGATAAATCACATCATCGATCAAAGCAGGTACATTAACGCTAGTACAAGGATCACCACCGCAATCACAACAAGGTGCGTTTACAGTTACTGAACGAGTAAAACCGTTGAAGTACAATGTGTCAAGGTAGCTAGAGTGAGCACGAAGTGTTACAGTGATAATGTCACCACACTGTGCGTTCCAGTTAACAACGTCTGTAATTTGAGTGAGAGGAGTAGGACAACCGTCCACTTTGTACCACTCAGTTACATTGCTGTTACAACCAGATCCTGAAGGACAGCCTTTAATTTTATCTGAACGCTTAGAGCCTTGCAGATAAGTGTTTGTACGGCCCTGCGCAATGTAAAAATAGGGAGACGCTGCAATGTTTGCAGCTGTAGCTAGAGTGTAGTCGGATTTAAAAATACCAAACTGTCCAGCTGTCAAGTTTTGCGTAGATCCAGAACTAGGGAGCGCAGTTTGCCCTACTGGAACTACGAAAAGCGTAGTTAATGAAAAATCAGCCATTTTGCTTTATTTTAGGTGATTGAAAAATTTATTCGTTTGTCTGTATCCTGAACTGTGCACTTTGAACAGCAGCAGCGTTCTCTGTGTACATTGCTAGGTTTTGTACTGTTAAGTCTAACAACTCATCCTCTAGATAGAGTTCAAGTTCGCAGTCTTGGTCAACTGATGGTTGGCCATCTAACATGATGTATCCTTGTTTGTTAATGTATACAGGATAGCGCATGTAAGACATATATATCTTACTCGGAGTGAATGTACCATCTGTGAAGATGGATATTTCGTCTGTCGAGAGGAAGTTGAAAGTCTCTTGGTATTCAAAAGACGGCCTATAATGTGTATTGTTCAGAATAAACTGAAGGTCACCATGTTTAGCTAAGTCTCTGTTAATCCAGATCTTTCTATCCTTACACACCCCTTTGTCAGCTAGTACATATGCATCTAAATAGAACATGTACTTAGGAACAAGCAGGTGCAGATCAGCAAACCATTGATTTAGTTCAGCGTTCTTAATAGTGAGGTCAAGAGGTTGATGGTTATATGTTATGACCAAGCTTTGGAGGTCCTCATAACGCTTCTTAAAAGCATCGAGTCCCATTCCACTTACCACACTAAAACCATCAACCTTTTGTTTTATCAGCTTAATCTGGGCCTCATTGAGAGCCAGAATTTTATCTTCCAAGTTAATTTGCTGGTGTATATTAGTTGATAGTTTATTTAGTTTTTGGTCTATCTTATATAATAAACTATCTACTGGTATCATACTGCAGCCAATTTCTTAGTTTTTAGCTTAGCTTCGAGAGTCAAGAGCAAGTCTTGATTATCATCATCAACAAGCAATTTAATTAAATCATCTTCATCCTTAGCTATTTCAAACTCACCTTCATAAATTTTACCGTTAGGTTTAGATCTATATATTGAGTGAAGAAGAGATTGTTTCACTAAGTCTTTGATATGGAGTAAGTTATCCTTCATGTCTGCGAAGCGAGTGAACACTTCAACAGGATTTAACCCTTGATACTTACCGTTTTTAAATTCGGTTTGTTTGAGAACATTGTCTACAAGATTGTAAACTGCTTCCTCTTTAGTATCATCAGTTACAGGTAGTCCCAACAAACGTGCCACTTTTCTTTTTCTTTCAGGAGTCATGCTGTCAAACTTAACAATAGCTTTGTTAATCATTTGCTTCTTCTTGAAGAGAACAGCATTCTCGATTTCATCATCAGCTACGTAGAACTGAGTTTCAGCAGGATATTCACCACGCTCCCAAGCTTGATATGAGCTTGCAATTGTAGGATGAACACGAAGCCATGAAAACGCTAATTCCTGAAAAGGAATGTTAAGATCAAAGAAGTTATCACTATCTAGAAGTTTTACAGGCTGAACATGCAGCGTATCACTTGTTGATGTAGACAATCCATAGTTCCAGAAACTAGAACGAGGACCTAAGTCAACATCTCCCAATGCAGATTGTAATTTGTCTCTAAGAACTGTAACACGCTCAGTCTCTAGTTCTCTCTCAAGAGGATCAGAGATTCTGCGGATGTAACTAGCATTAGGATCAAGTCCTGTTCTGTACTGTCCGTCCAATTCCTTGTAAGGATACTTAAATACCCCTGTACCAGGAATACGTGTTAGGCCTTTAAGTGAAAGACCGCCTTGCATTGTTTGAAGTTGTGAGTTATTATACTCCTTCTTAATAGTTGAGATTTTACCTAACTTACCCATATGTAGTTTATTTTATTTGGTTTATTTTGCAGAGTGATTCCCACCGAAGGGATAGCGATTGGGAGACACCCCAGTCCAACCACTCTGTAAGTGAGAAGAGCTCCCCCACGGGGATGTGGGGGGCAATCTCTTCTCGATATAAGGGGTCTAAGGATTCTATCCTTAGAATGGTTCCTTAGAATTGTGGGATTTCTTCAATAAGAACTGTACGAGACAAGTCTTCAATGAATACATCACAACGGTCTTTCATCCAGATTTCGTATCCTGGGAATTTGTTCGCAGAGCTCATACCCTGAGACTTAGCAAAGCCTAAGTGGTGGCGAGTTCCATCGATATAACCCCAAGTCATAGAAGGTGCACCCTTCATACGTACTTCACGGATGTTGTTAACCAATGAACCATCAGACATAGGAGATACGTCGAACACCATGAATACAGGTGTGCTCTTCTTGTTCTGACCAAATTCAAGGTTAGTTTGAGGAAGGTCAAGTTCTTTCAAGTGAATTAACTCAACACGACCAGTTTCACGAGTAACCATTGCATCGAATGCAAAGTTGTAAGTGATATGCTGGCCTTCACCCTGCATGTAACGGTTTCCAGAATCAGCCATGAAAGTCAAGCCACTGTTTAAAGCGTCTGTCTTCAAAGCTTGTTGGAATACGTCAAATCCAGCCTCATTAGTGTACATTTTAACACGACGGTCTTTAACATCCACACGTCTGTAGAATAAGTCACCAAACACAGAACGAATCAAGTTTGCAGTGAATTCTCCACGGTTGTATTGAACTAAGTTACCGTTGTTACGCATTCTGTGATAAACACCAGCAGATGTACGCTTAAGTTCTTGCTTGCTACCGTTAGTCTTAACAGTACCAGGACGAGACCAAATCATACGCTTAACTTTTAATTCAAGCATAGACTTACGCATCCAGAACTCAATAAATGGCTCCCATTTAACATCGTTACGAGTTAAAGGAAGTTGGTTACGACGCTGAGGTGCATATACAAGGATGTCTAAAGGACGACCTGCAGAGTCACGCATCATTTTGTCATCAGCCCACTCAGTGATTTTGTGCTCGAAACCATATGCAGAACCTAAAGATTCAAACATAGTGATTTGCTCACCCAAACGAGGAAGACCCAATAAGTCTTGATCGAATTCACCAATTGCAGCATCAACCAACTCAAGTTCGATACCTACCTGTAAGAAGGTTGGGCTTACGAAGTCTACAGTTGGATTGTCTGTAACAAGTGTGAAGCTGTAAAGGAAGCCCATGTTCCAAGGAACTGGATCCTTAATAACGTAAAAACGAGGACCATATTGACGAGTACCAACAGAAACGATTGCGTTCTTAGAGAACTCGTTTGTGTCAATTACCAATTGGAACTCTTGACCATCGATACCAGGCTTGCTCAGCTCAGCTGTAGAAGCAGGGATGTCGATAATCTTAGGGAATTTGTAGGGAACAGCTACTTGCCATTTCCAAGCATCGCTATTATTATCAATGTAATAAGGCGTGCTTTTGTTGATCATGTCAAGGAAGTCATTGCTGTAAAGAGAGCTCTGTGTGTAGAGGCTGATGATTTTCTTATCGTAATCAGCAGGCTCGGTTGAGTGAAAGCTCTCCAGGTGGTTAGCGTCAGTTAGCTTACCCACAGCACGCTTGTCCATTGATGCGACACGAGCATACGTGAAGCCAGTTAGACCTGGGATTGTTTGAATTGCCATTTTGTTATCCTTTTATTTATTAAAATTTAAATGAACCATGAATTTTGTTTGGCTGGTTGACCACTGCTAGATGCCTTAGTTTTAGTCACTTGTCTAGCTACTTCCCCAAACAGTTCGTTCGATTTCTTTGAAACGCCTGTTCTTTGGATGGTAGATAGTGTAGGATCTTTTTCTAGGATTTTAAGCAGGAGGGCAACTTTCACCTTTGTTGCATGGTTCTCAGGTCTCTTCAATTCCAAGATGGTTTTGTCGAAATCAGTGAGTGTCTCACCGCTTGCTGTCTTGTATTTATCTACCAGCAGGAAGTCTTGTAGTTCGTTTGCCAACTTGGGGTTGATGGGGATTCCATCAAATTCCTTAGATTTCAGTTTGTCTTGAAGGACTCCCTGAACATTCTGGATGTATTGGTTTTTAATTGCTTGTTTTTGTTGGAGTTCCACCTCAGCCTTTTGCTCCATTTGGGCAAGTTTCTGGGCTTCCTTCTTAACCAACACTTTGTGATGTTTTGTAGCTACGCTCTCTAAATCACCGTAGTTTTTGAGTCTTTCAACTTCTGTATCAATGTCTTCAGGCTCAAAACCTTGGTCAGCTAATGCTTGTTTGATTACTGACACTTGATTGTTCTCTTGTGAAAGATCCATTTCAGAGAAGCTCATCACATTATTATATGCACCAAAGTAATCTTTGGGGTTAACACCTTTTACAAATACAGCCTCAAACGCTTGTTGATAATCCTCGCCAAACTGACCAATGAAGTTTTGCACCATCTCAACAGCTCCCTTTTTCTTTTCACTTTGGAAGCGTTCTAAGAACTCTTCAGGGGTGGATATGCTTATATCTTCTTCATCATCATCATCCTTTGAGAAAACACCGAGTTTGAAAAGGTCACGAGATAAAGCTGTGAATTGACTCACTTGCTCTTCTCCTTCTCCCTCTCCTTCTTCGTTACTATTTTCTTCAGCAGGTTTAGCTTCAGTTGCTGGAGCTTTCTTCTTAACTGGTTGAGGATCAGCCTCTTCTTCATCTTCATCTTCTTGAGTGTTATCACCAAGGAAGCTTGATATGAGATCTTGACCAGTGAATTCTTCACCATCTGCTTTAGGAACAACTTCTTTTCCTTTTGGAACATCGGGTTTTGGATCTGGAGTAGGAGGTTCAGCAGTTTTTACGATCTTCTGAATATCATCAGGGTTACCTGTTGATGTCTCAGGAGACATAAGATCATTGAGAAGTTCTGTACTTCCAGGTCCCATCTCCATAGTATTTTCAATACTAAAGTTACCGAATGACGGGGTATCTAGGTTTTCAGCCATATGTAGTTTGTTTAAATTGGTTTATACGCTTGTAAAAATAGTCAGAGATTGTTGAATAGCAAAGAGTTATGCATCTATATACACCATTTTCGTATATAATATAGCATTAATCTAATTTACTCTAATCAAGTTTGTTTATCACCGTGTCGTTTATTATCCTGTATGAACGCATTGGAGCTATGTCAGTGAGTGTAACTTGTTGGATTTCAACACCCCACTTTCTTGCCTCCACTCTAGCTTTCTTCGTGAGGATGTTATCAATCTCAGTATCTATACACTCATCTAGAGTTTTGTCCATGATGATGTTCTTGATAATGTATTGTGTCATATCTGATATAGCATCCTGAGCATCATACACTTCTAATATAAATGTCTGAATATCAGCTATTTTGTATTTGATCAAACCCTTCACAACAATGTTCTGTTTGTCTTTAGTGTAAAGACTCTGTGGGGATAGGCTCAATGTTGTAACTACAACATGCTGTTCCATAGGATCATCCACAAATGGGATGCGCCAATGAAAGCCAGGTTTAACTACCTTGTGGAATTTACCAAAGCGTAGAACAACTGCTTCCTCAAAATCTCTAACGATAAAGAAGGGAAGCAGCTGTTCAAACCAGCCAGTTATTAAGTCAATTAGCCTATCAAACATTATTCAGGTTTTTTAGAGCGTCCCTTAGCATTTTCTCTAGCGATTGCTAAGTCGTTTCTCTGATTCTCACGATCCACTTGTAACTTCTCTCTTTCAAGAGCAATCTTCTCAGCAGCTAGTCTATTCTTGGTACTAAGGTCAGCCATCTTTGCCTGATAGTCTTTAGTCGTTCTTTCTTGTTCTGCGTTTAACTTGCTGATTTCCAATACGTCAGGAGTTCCAGTTTTATCCACGTCAGATAGAGGACCCATGTTCTTTGCTTCAGCAGCAATCAGGGCAATCTCTTTCTTATTGATGCGATCAAGCTCATTCTGATAATTATCATTAGCAATATCTTGTTCTTTCTGTACTTGAGCTTGTTGAAGCTGAGCCTGGGCAATTTGACCCTGTTGCTCAACTTGCTGTTGCTGAATCTGGAGCTTTTGTTGTTCCATGGCCTGCTGTTTATCACGCAGATCTTTGAACACTTTCTTCATAGCTCTCATAGACTTAGTGCTGTAAAGCTCAATTACATCGTACAAGCTTCCACCATTCTGCATCAAAGGCTGAGCCAATTGACGAAGCTCGTTAAACATTTGTGTATCTTCAGGACGATTTGTCAAGAATACCTTCAAGTCACGGAATCTTAAGTCTGTACCATTTACAGATACAAATGCTGATTCACCCTCGCTAGTGATGTAGCTGAGTGTAGACTGAGGCTTCTTAGATTCTACGTATAGAGCAGCATCAATAATTGCTTGATAGAGCTGACCCATTACATATTCATGTGCAACAAACCATGGTTCTGTTTGAGAATAAGACTGAGACACAGCTGTGTTTACACCTGTAGCACTCTCACTAGCTGACACAGATCCCATACGCTGTCTACTCATACCCACAAGCTCCCAACACTCATTCTTAAGCTGTTGTGCTAGTGTGTAACGAGATTGTATCTCCTGTGTACGCGTGAGGTCAATATCTCTAAATTGGTTGAAGCTAGAAGGACTCTTCAGGTTCTCAGGAGAATCGTCAATAAACATAACCCCTCTGTTCCTTGCCTCCATTTCCCAGATGTCTAATGCATCTTGAGCATCACCATCCTTAGGAATAGGAATGTGTCTGATGGATGTCAAATACACCTTACCCACTTCCTTCTCAAGGAGTTTGTAAAGCTGGTTCATACATACGTTGTATAACACCTGGAAAGGCTTCATCAAATCTACCAGAGACTTAGACTCTGTATTCTTCACCTCAAAAGTTGTACCAATAATAGGACAATAGTTGAGAAGCTTATAAGGTTTAACGTGATAGATGTCAGGTCCAATCTTTGTACCCTGATACCACTGGTTAATCCATCCCCATTCTAATGATTGTTGTGTTGGCATAGTTCCACTCTTGTAACTTTCATCCACAAGAACAGACTGTTCATTACCAAGCTCATCTATATAAATGAGTTTACCAATCTTCTTCTTACTTAACCAATAGCAACGAACAACAACATACTTGTATCCAAATGAAGACACATTAGATGTAAGTCCTAAGAAGTCTTTTAGTCCGTCATTGTTCTCCTTCATCTCTGATTCAATAATCATACGTGTCTGAAGAACAAGAGGGTCAAATGTATCATATTGTACTGAGTCAATACCAGGAATAGCATTAGGATTACCTAGGTTAGATTCACGTACATTGATTAATCCATAATCTTGAAGAGATGAACGTAAGTGATCAATCTCCTCTTTGGTGAGATCAGGAATACTTTCAATGATTTCTGAAAGTTCCATAACTTGTACTGTACCAGCGGCATAAGCACCCTGTGCTCTACCAGTAGGGTCAGAAATATACTTTCTATCAGGAGTTGTAAGAAACCAAGTGTTTTTTGGGTTAGCCACTTCGATGTTAAAACCAAGCTTAGAGTTGTCTTCATATATGTGATAGAACTCTCTCCCAGAAATTAGCATATCGCGAAATGCATCTTCACTTTTTTCCTTAAGATTGAATTCAGCTTTTTGACATGTTAAAACGTGATTAGCCCATTTCTCAGCTACAGATGTATAACTATCCAAAGTGTCTTGCACTTCATCCATAGTCATTTCTTGAACCTCTTCGTCAGACAACTCTTCCCCTTGCATGGCAGCATTTGCTAGGATTTGCTCTTTTGCTTTTCCTAGAACATACTGCTGAAGGATTTGTGTCTTAAACTCAAGCTCTTCAGATTTACTGTCATCATCAAATGCCTTCACCCTGAATGTATCAGGGCGTTTGCTAATCTCACCAACCAACTCATTCACAGGAGTGGTCATGATGGAATACATCTTTACATATGCAGGAAGCTGAAGATCAGCTGTCATCATATCTGTAAAGCTCTTCACTGTAGGCTCTTGATAGAAGTCTTCCATCCTCAAGATGCCTTTTATTAAATCGTAGTTTTTGACAAAGGTGTCACGGTTCTTTACATACTCAGCGTAAGCCTTGTTTGCAAAGTAGTCCATGGTGTTCTTTATCCAACTTTCGTCTTGCTTTTCCTTGTCCGTCTTAAACTGGTCAGGGAATATATTTAGATAGGCATATCTAATTGTAGCATCTTTCGTATATCTAATGATAGCCATTATATAAAAAGTTTACTTTTTTTCACTTTATTAAATAACCCACGAGACTCTGTAAACAGAACGTTCTTCTTATTGGGTTTGAATATTGCACTCACTCTTGGATCAGATGAACCACCCACTTTACCAAGTACAGGATCCATCTTAAGAGCCTGAGCTATAGCGAGTTCTGCAGCAATGATACGGTCAAAGTTACCTTGATCGTTAAACTGAATTATCTCTTCTAGCAATACAGGATCAAATATCTTTGACACTCCCTGCACCTCTTTGATGATGTTACCATCTTCATCCTTCTCGGTGTATATCACTTCCTCCATATACTTCTTGAGGCAGTTGTGCAGATAGTCTCTTATCTTCTCAGAGCTTCTGTGTACACCATAATCACGCTTCACTGTTGTACCAGGCACCACCTCTTTCAACCAATCAGGTTGTTTCTCAAGGTAGTGTGCATCTCCTTTTGCTTTCATATATTCTATGAACGAGATGTCATCATTCTCACAGAGCGTACGTGCATTGTAATATTTGATGAGAAGTCTAGCCTGTTCTTCCCAGGTGTCTTTCTTATCAGGTCTTGCACAATACGAAGCTACGAACATATCTTGATATTTCTCACCTGTTATGTCGTGCATTCTCTTATAAACATACACAGATCCTAATGATGTAGAATAGGCAGCTTGTCCTTGTCTGTAGGGATCGACCCCAGCTACATACAATCCATATGGAGGACTTTCAATAGGAAACTCATATATAATAACAGGAGCATCCTTTAGATCGCTATTCTTTAGAGGGAAGTTGGTTATAGGCTGTTTGTCTGTAAACTCGTGACTGATTTTCTCTCCGTCATGAAACAGAACTACAGGAGTGCCTGTACGCCCCTGGTTAAGCAGTCTACCCTTTTGACGTTTAGCTGCCTCTATATCAAATATATTTGTGTCCTCATTCAGGAAGATGTCATCCACTTCAAGTGGGTAGTACATCTTTTCTTTTAGATAGGCCACCCTATCTCCTGCTTTCTTCAGACGTTCAAGGTTGGCTGTAGTTATTTCAAGGGCTTTCTCTTCATTGCTTACAAGCATCTTGACATTATGAAGATCGCTTCCTTCAGGTTGTTGAAGAAACGCACCCAACGTACTTTCTTCCTTAGCTTCCATTCTATACTTATACGAAATAAACAAGCCATGAACACGTCTCTCATCTTTTTCATTGTTATAAGCAAGGAAGTTAAAGTTGTCTGCGTCAAACATCAAGGACTTAGCGTCCATGAATTTCTTCATATCACCACCTGTTCCTGTCAGGAGAGGAGAACATCCCCATCCATACGGAGTGGTGAAACCAGGCACAGCTGCCTGGAAACCTCTGAGGAAGTTGCCCTTACCAATCTCGTCAATAATTAATTTACGAGGCTTGGTACCTGCAATTGCTTCTTCATTATTACCTTCATCCAAGTTACGGATGAGGATTTGAGAGAACGGTATACGTTCTCCTCCACGAGTCTTGATACCTAGAGTGACTTGGTTTTTCCAATTATCCTCAACTCTCTGCCATCGCCATGCTTCAGGTAAGAAGTTAAGGCCCTTGTCCAGCTTATCTGTGATCAGCTTTATGTCGGGGGCGTTCAACCCAGCGATCACATTCTGGGAGTTTTCATCAAATGTTGCGCCCCACCCTATGTAAGAAGCCTCTAAAACAGACTTGGCAAAACGTCGTATTCCTAGTATCACCAAGCCCTTTTTTTCTTGTTGTGCCCTGTCAATCTCATTTGTCACAATCCATTCATTATCACGTAACAGGGGGTTGGCATATTTCTGGTAGATGCGTCCTCTTTCATCAATAACATCCACCTCTGTGTGCCACACATTTAAATGCCAATAGAGGAATGGGTTAATGTATGTCCCATTCATCATGCATCCATTCAGACATAACTCTTTATGAAAGTCAAAGAATGACTTATACTCAGCTGACTCACGGTCAGGGAGTCTTCCCTGATTAATGAACCAGTCTTTGTAATCTATACTTATAAGCTCATTCATCGTCTGCTTTTTAGGAAGTCTTCAGCCATGGTAGATAGTTCTCCACTGCCTCTGATTTCCACTTTAGCTTCTTCCTTCTCACGTAGTTTTTCCACCACCTCTAGAAGTGCTAAGTAATTTTTCATGGTTTCTTGTATGAACTTACCCTGTGCCTCGATGGAAGCTATCACCATAGGAAGCATTCCTCCTTTGGCTGTAGGTTTCCATTCAATCCTGTCTTTTAGTTCATGCAGGGGATTTGCATCCACATAAGCTTTCCATGATGTGAGCTGTTGTTCAGCCCATTCAAGCTCTGTATTAATGTATGTAGTTTTCTTAATAATCTTCGCCATCTTCTTCTTTTAGAATATTCTCCAGATTCATCCCCTCCTTTATAATCTGATCAATTTCGCTCTCATCTGTGTGAGGAACGTCCATGTCAAGCTCTGATTTATACTTCTCAAGAGCAAAAAGTATCTCTTTATCACTAAGTCCCCACACATCCCCATATTCATCTAGCGCAGTGGCTATGTGTCTACCCATATTGTAGTTAGGGTAGGATATATGTAATTGCTGGAAAAGTGCAAGCACTCTGTAATAATCGTTGGGTCTTCCCATATCTGTCATTTAGAGCAAGATCCCTGAGCTCGCTGCTGTAAACTTGGTGAGGCTGGGCTGAATCACAGAACTGAGAAGTTTCTCAATCTCGTCATTAGCCAGTTTTTTCACCTCTGGGCTTACTTCAGGTGTAGCAATCAAGGCTGCTAATTTTTCAATAACTATCCACGCTTCTACTACTGGATTCATATTAATTGGTTTAAGTCTTCGTCTGATAAATCTTTGTTGTCGTCAGGATGTTCTAACTCTATGTCTATTTCAAACTCATCCTCTGGATTGACATTCATGTATTCCTCACGAATGGCTACAGCTATATTATCCTGCACTTCATCAGGGACACCCACTATGTCAACATAGTCTGCTCCCTTTTCCCACGCATCGTGAAGAATGTCTAAAAACACCTTCAACGGAATCTTTTTGAAAATCACCTCGTTATTTTCCATCTTTTTTGATTTGCTCTTCTTGTTCTTGCGTAACCTCTGCCATCCATTTCTCTAACGGACAGGCACATGAAAGACATTTGGTTTTAGCAGACAATGTGCATCCACAATGGGTGCAATGAGCGTCAAGACGGATGGTTTTGTAATTCTTTCTGTTAGCTGAGTGGAATTCACACTGCTTACAAATGCTTATTCTTTTATTGCTCGTCTCTAATATCGCTGTCTTCAACTTGTCTGGGGGGATGAGGTTGTTCCTCCACCCCTCGTAAATCTGTGAAAGCATACATTCTTGGTTTTAAATCTCTTATGCCATCCAAGGCTATCTGAAGCTTAAGCTCGTACGACTTCCTCTTCTGCTCTGTTAGGCTAACGTCCTCCAGCTTCTTTGTGAACAGGGCCACCTGGCTTTCGTATTTCTCCATTTGCCTTGTTGCCTTCCCGTCATTGAAGAAGAACTTCCCAAACCCACTGATCTCCAAGCTCTTATGTTTCGTCAACGCTTGGTTGGCCTCTTGAAACTGATGGTTAATGACAGCCTCAATGGTCTTCTCACTAATGAGCATCTTGGGAGCCAGCTTCCTAATAATCCAGTCTTTGACAGACAGGCTTACGGGCTTATTGTCCGTGAACAAGTCTGATTTCAAGGGTGACGTCATTTTCAAAGTTTAATACTATCTTGGGGTTCACCTTCACCTTTGTCCCATCCTTCACCAAAACCCCCATCTTCTTCAGCCTGGAAATGATGTTATTTATGGACGGATTGGTGGTGCCATAGGTGTCACAGAAATCCTTCCTTATATTAGCATAGGAGATATTTCCCCTAATAGCTGTAAAAGCAAGAAGCTGCACTTCCCTTTGTGTCAACCTAAGATCATTCACTGCAGAAAGAATAGTATAATACCTTTCAGCTACCTTATAGCTGTCAGCTTCTTCTTTCTTCAGTTTTTGTAATATCACCGTCATATAGTTGTTACAAAGATAGGAAGTAATTCTAACATATTCAAATACAATCTTTTAACCTATTGCTATATTATGCTATTTTTTCCACCACATCTTCCCCATTCATTGACTTACTGTCTGTAGGAAGCATATATTCCTAACCCACCCTCCACCCCAAAGGTACAACCTCCTCCATATAACCACCAAATTTATTTTTTTTGTAAACCTATACCTTTACAATATGTAAACTAAAGTAAACCTACACCTTTACTTTCATCCCCCCCTAATTTGTTCCACGTGAAAAATCCCCCCTGTCCATGAGGGGGGAGGGTACTCCATACCAAGGACCCGGGGGCAGAGTGCGCGTGGGAGCCACCCCCCGTGCATTAACTAACAAGGAGACACCTTGTAAAAAACTGTCGAATTATTATGGCACAAGAACTACGTGTTAAATCAGGCGTTTGGTCAGCAAAAGGTAACTTCACTGCAAAGACAGCTTATGGCAAAAGTTTCTTCATCCACAAGAACCAAATGGCGGAGTTAGGCTATGCACCTAACGATACTGTTAAGTTCCCATTCTATGCTGTTGTTGACAGCACAATGATTGGTCAGCTTGACCAAGATGGTAATCCTGCAATTGGTGAAGACGGTAAGCCAGTACAAGTTACTCGTG